TTCTTCGTGGCATTATTGAGAGCCTACGAAAAATAAGTGTAGCGAGGTTGGGTGATTGTATTTTGTCAATAGAAGAGTAGTTTTATGGCTATTTAGTCATTTTAGGACGGAAACTTGTGAAAAAGTAGTCTTCGCAGGGCTTTTTTGTTGTATAATATAGTTTTATTTTTTTTGTGAACACCTTTTTGAGGTTCGTTGACGGTCTTTTTTTTGACAAATTAATTTTTTATTGTGTTCGTTTTTTTGATATATTTTTTGTGTACACTTTGTGAACACTTCACGGGTCAAAGTGTTCACAGGACTTTGTTTGACTATAGTCGGATAAATCGAAGTGGTGTGAACAGCGTGAACAGCAAAATCACACTTTGAATTGTACTATATAAAGTTACTATATAAAGTATAGTAATATGGTGTTTTGACTAAGGTAATATTATATTAAGTAACTATAAAAGTATAAAATAGCTTAGTAAAGCCAATTTATTAAAAAAAAGTGAACAAAAGCCTTAATTTTGTGAACACAATTCAATGTTTTGTGTACACAATTAAAGTACAACCTTTTAATTCATATATGAATATATATAAAGTCCTGCGAAGACTTCAACACACATAGCAAAATCTACATTATCACATCGTTTCTAAGAGACTTTAACCTTAAATAGGATACAATGTAAGCAAACGTATCTAACCAACTACATCACATAACAGAAGTTATGTGAACCGCGCATACCTAAGCGACGTAGAGAGGTAGGTTTTTTATAGACATAGTTTTAGCCAGGAAAAGGCGTCGAACCACAAGATTTTATATATAGAAGGGGGAATTTCAGAGACCCGGGGAGGGGTGGGCGAATGAAAAATAAAAAAGAAGTAGTATATACCACTCCCGTATTTTTTGAAGATTTCACTTTCTATTGACTTTAAAGTAAAAACCTTATAATAACATATATAAAGCCAACCGAAGACTTCTTAAACCGAAGACTTCTTAAACCGAGGATACCCAACAAAGACTTTGACCCCACAAGCCTACTACATAATATACAATCAAATGCCAGAACAAACTATGGACGAACAAGAAGCATTACTATATATGGAATCTTTAGAGACTCCTCCTAAGGTAATTCCAGAATGATATTCTGAAAAGATAATGTTGAGTAAGAACGAGAAGATTATCAAGGAGAGTAATGATATACTAATTGAGAGATTAGAGATGTGAGATGAATCATTATCTATAAAGGATATAATATCAATGAAGTCCGAAGCCTTTAAGAATAATCAATCATTATTAGGAAGAGAGGAGGATTCATTAGATCACAAGAAACTTATTCCTACAACGATTAATATTCAAGTAATTAATAATAACTAATTATTAAAGTTTGATTTATTTACTATAAGTGATATATTGTTAATGGAATAGTTTAAATCAATTGGAGATTTTAGAAAACATATAAACGGGTACTATTCCAATTGAGCCTGTTTGTGTGTTTTTTTGAATTTAAAAATTATGGGAAAAGAGATTTGGAAAGATATACCAGGTTATGAAGGAAAATATATGGCAAATAAAATAGGAGATATAAAAAGCCTTCCTAAATATACTCAAAAGAGTTGGAGAATATTATCTTCTTATAAGCACAAGAATTGATATTTGACTGTACAATTATGTTTTGATGGAGATATTAAAAGACATTTAGTTCATAGATTAGTATTATCTACTTTTATATGAGAATCAAAACTAGACTGTAATCATAAAAACTGAATAAGAGACGATAATAGATTAGAAAATTTAGAATGGTGTACTAGAAGTGATAATCTAAAACATAAATATAGAGAGTTATGATACAAGTGAGCTTTTAAATGAAAATTCTGAAAAGATCATCATAGTAGTAAAAAACTAGGACAATATGATTTAGATTGAATTTTAGTAAAAGAATGGTATTGAGCATATTATGCTTGAAGAGAATTATGAATAACACCTAGCTGAATAACTGCAGTTTGTAGGTGAAATAGAAAAACAGCTTGAGGATTTATTTGGAAATATATATAAATTATGAAGAAAGAAAATTACATATTAGCATCTAAAAAACAAGTTGAAGCTGTTAAAGCATTTTTTAATGAAGAGACTGAGGATATGCTTTTCTGATGATGAGCAAGATGAGGTAAATCTGAGGTTATTGGTATTATATTATGAATATGTATAGCTGCTTTTCCTGGTAGTACATGGCTATTATCAAGAACACAATTAAGTGATCTGAAGGCAACGACTTTGGCTACATTTTATAATGTTATTAAAAGACTAGGTTTTGGTGAAAAATCATATAGAGATAAAGTAAGAGATGAAAGACATATTGTATTTACAAATGGTTCTAGATTATTTTTAATACAAACAAATTTAGAGCCTTCTGATCCTGAGTACGATAGAGTTTGATCTTATGGATATACTTGAGTAGCTTTAGATGAAGCTCAACAAATGGCAAATAAACTAAGGGAAGTACTTTCTGGGAGACTATCTGAATTAGATGGTTCATTTTCTACAGAAGTTCCTATAGAATATGCTAATTATACGGATAAGGAATTAAAACCTTGATATGAATTACTATTTAAGATAGTTTCTGAGACACAAAAAAATGAGGAAGATATAGAAACATCTGAAAATGATATAAAAGAGATTATTTTAGATAATGGAAGATATTGCGCTGTAACAGATTATTATAAATTAAAAATACCATATAAATTATTAAAATCAGAAGTTGTATGAAAAAAACTGATTCATACATATAGTTGGCATTATAAAGGGATAATATTTAGTAGTTGCAACCCAGGTACGAACTACACGAAGACTGAGTTTTACAACCACTGGAAGAAATGAACACTTCCTGAGTATATGAAATTTATCCCATCACTTGTTTGAGATAATCCGTGGGTATGAAAGAAATTTATCGAGAGACTAGAAAGACTGCCTGAATCATCAATCCGTAAACAAAGATTACTATATGGGAATTTTAATTTTGATGATAACCCAGGTATATTGTACGATCAAAATACAATAGATAAAATGTTTAACAGAGACTATGAATGAGACGACACTCCTTATATAGTTGTTGATGCAGCCCGTCAGGGGAAAGATGGGACAGAAATTGGTCGCTGGGAATGATTACATTTAAAAGAAATTATTAATATAGCGAAATGAGACTTAGTTACACAGTCTAATACTATACAAGAAATGATTGATAAGTATTGAGTAGATATAAACAATGTTATAGTGGATGAAGTTGGTGTCGGGTGAGGACTAGTGGATATATTATGATGTAAAGGTTTTATTGGTAATGCCCAGCCCCTACATCCGTATGCCGCGAAGTTACTTACATATAAGAAACGTAATTACGCAAATATGAGGACACAGTCTTTCTATTATCTTCAAAGATATATGAAATTGATAAGTATTACTACAGATAATGACACACAGGATAGAATTACAGAAGAACTACTAACTGTAAAAGAGAAAGATGTGGCGAATGATAGTAAATTACAAATCGTTCCAAAAGCATTAATGAAAGAAGAACTATGAAGATCACCCGATTTGGCTGATATGATTTCTATGAGAATGTGGTGGTTAATTAGAGATCATCATGATGGAGTAGAAGATGAGACAGTTATAGAGAGATCACAAGATGAAATAAATCAAGATCAATTGTTGAAATTCTTAATGGAAGATGAAGATAAAGAAGATAATAATGAAATAGATTTTGACATCTACTAAAAAGTTATTAGTATACTTATATTAACACATAAACAGACCATTTATGTTAAAAGAAACATTAAAACAAATAAAGAAACTTACTTGATTATCTGAAACGGATATTATATCGCAAATATCTTCTGAATATGAAAGAGGGTATAGATTCGTTGTAAATAAAAGAGAAATCTTTGAAACTGACTTAAGATTATTTAATAATCAAAAGAAGAACAAAGATAAAATCTGAGATACAACTATTTTCAATGTGCATTCTGCATTAATGGCAAGAAGTTATGTAGATAGACCACAATCTAAATTCGTTTCTACTAAAATTGGTAGAGATTATATAGTAAAGAATCTAAATGCTACTTTAGAAGAAGACTTCAACGAACAAGACATAGAAATACTTAAATACCAAAGAGACTGGGATAAATTCTTTTATGGTGTTGGTATAGTTGCTAAGATTGGTTGGGATTGAGTAACTAAAAGTCCTAAATTCGAAACAGTTGATCCTAGAAACTGGATACCAGATCCAGATGGAGATTATGTAAATGGAAGATATTCATATACAGGGTTTGAAAAACAAATGTTCAAAACTGATTTAGAAGCTCTTGGGTATAATGATAAAATCATAGAAACTCTTAATCCTAATACAGGAGACTTCAGAGGTTCAGATAGAAGTAGAACTGATGATCAAGTTAACTCTGATTTAAACACTTCATATAAACAAGAAAATTCAAATAATCCTAATTATAAAATATATACTCACTTTGGTATATTCACATGAGATAAAGGTACAGTAAAAGCAATGTTTGTAATGGGTAATGAACAAAGAACTATTGTAGACGGACACTTATTAGAAGCTGTTAAGAAAGAAGAGAAGAAAGACGCTACATTAATACCTTTCCCATTTGCTTTCACTTATTGGAAACCAAGAACTAATAACCCATTCGGTGATAGAGTTCCAACATTCCTATCTGATGTACAAAGAGCTAAAGCATTGATTGCAAACTTAAGATTAGACAAATCAATGGCTGAGTTATATCCTATGTATATGTATAATACTAGGTTGATAAAGAATAAAGAAGATCTAAACTTCGGATTCAATAAACTAATTGCTGTAAACCCATTAGAAGGTGAATCACTTAATAATGCTGTTAATCCAATTCAAAGAGATGTAAGAGCTGATAATTCATTTGTAATAGATCAAAGTCTAGACAGACAAGTAGAATCATCTACATCTATAGGTGCTGTTACACAATGAAGTACACCAGAAAGAAGAGAAACTGCAACTACTAATGAACTAGTACAAGATAACACTGATATCAACTTAGCACTAGCTGCTAAAGTAGAGAGTTGGGGAGAAAAACAACTTATACTATTATGGTTAAGATGATACTTAGAAAAATTTAGTGATGGTGATAGAAAATTAGTTAATTTAAATACTGGTTTTGGTATTATACCAAGAGAATTAAGAAAGAAAGACTTCTTATCTGAAAGCTCTGTTAGAATACAAGTTATTACAATTGCTGAATTAGATAAAAGAAAAGATAAGGAAAGATTAGCTTATGCTAATACACTTCCATTATTACAAACACTCGAAAGACCAAAAGCTGCTCAGAATTATTCATATAGAAGATTCTTAATCTCTTCTGGAATACCTGAAGCACAAGTAGAAATAGAAATACCACTAACTCCACAAGAAATAGTTGCTATCCAAAATATTGAGTTACTCTCATTTGGAGAATTCGTAGAAGTGGCATCTGATTATGATCCATTAACACACTTGATTGCACTTAAAGCTGCACCACAAGAATTAAACACAATGATCTACAGACAATCATTATTAGATCTATTCACTGCTCAATGAGGAGATGAAGCTAGAATGACTGAAGTAAGTGAAAGTGTAACAAACAACATAAGTGCTCAATGAATGAGTCAGATAGCAAATGAGAGTGCGTCGTTAACAGCTAATCAATAAAAATGAAGAGATTAGAAATAGTTAAGTGAGAAAAATATAATAGGTTATCTATTATAAAAGAAATAGATTCTAAGAAAAATAAAAGATATTTTTTATGTAAATGTGAATGTTGAATAGAATCTGAGGTTAGATTAGAAAATCTTAGATGATGACAAGTAAAAAGTTGTTGATGTTTAGATTTAGAAAGAAAGACAAAACACTGACATGCAAATAGATGAAAAAAAAGGAGTTGAATATATAATTCTTGGATGTGTATGAAACAAAGGTGTGATAATCCAAATGTTCCATTTTTTAAAAATTATTGATGAAGATGAATAAAATACGAAAGAGCATGGAGTAAGTTTGAAAATTTTTTAAAAGATATGTGAGATTCATTTAAAAAATGACTTACTATTGAAAGAGTTAATAATGAATGGTGATATTCTAAAGAAAATTGTGAATGGATAACAATTCAAGAACAACAAAAAAACAAAAGACCTTTAACTGCTAACCAATAAGCATGAGCAAAATTACAGAACTTGGAAAATATAAAGAATCTAAAGAATTCCAAGCTATACTTTCTAAATGTAAAAATAGAGAAGAAAATGCATCTGATAAAATATTAGAACTATATAAAGATGGGTGTCCAGAAGGATTAGAATCAATATATTCTAATCATGATGTAAATAATCAAAGACTAATATTCACAGTAAGTATATTAGAGCAAATTAAAAGTGATATGGACGGAGCTAAAATACTAAGAGAAGAATTAGAATCTGATGTTGACAGAACAAAGAAATTTCTTACTTTAGGTATTAGAGATCAATACGGTATGACTAATAGTTCACAAATATTTGATTCGATTGATTTAATTAGATGTAAAGTTAAAGATAACAGATATTTCCAAACACAAATTGATGGAATGATCGCTGCTCTTGAAAAAGAAGAAGATGAAAAACCAGGATTAACTGCTAATGATGCAGAACAAGATTAATAACTGACAATTGCCATAACCAAGATATTCAACGTTGTGGCAATAAATTAGATATTAATTATCTGAGCCTTAAATGGCATTATATACTAACCATATTATTATGGCTGATAAATTAGACTTCGAGCTAATAGACGAATCTGCTGATCAAGATGACTCTACTACCGAGACTAATGAGGACACTACTTCCTCTGAAGAAGATTCTAAAACAAGTAGCGAGGGAAATACATCCTCTACTAAAAGTAAAAAAAGTAATTGGAAAAAGATGTCGAAAACTATGAAAGATCAAGCTAAGCTAATCGCAAAACTTGAAGCTAAATTAGAATGAACTTCATCAGCTAATGATGATGACGACGAATGAGATTATGAAGATGAAGAAGAAGGTGGTTTCGATAAAACTGAGTTTAGGTTTTTCACTATTGAAAATCCTGAAGCTAAGGAATACTCAAAACAACTAGAATCTGCATTAAATACATATCCTAATATGTCTTTCGAAGATGCACTTACTTTAGTAAAAGCTAAAACACCTACAGAATCTACTTCAAGCAACGACTTTAGTTCTAAAAGTTCTAACGTCAAAGTAAGAAAAAGACTCGCTGATTTAACTGAAGAAGAAGCTTTAAAACTTTCAAATAGTAAATATTTGGAATATCAAAGATCTAAAGGAAAAATCAGATAGGAATAAATAGCAGTATTAAAACTAAATAAATTTTTAAATTTTTAATACTATATATTATGGCTAATTCAGTTTCTGCTTTAAATAAGCAAAAATATACTAAGCTAGTTCAAGCATTATTAGAAGATACTCTAGTTGCTATGGATCTAGCTAACACTACTCTAATGGCTGACATGCCAGACGGGAATACTATTAATTTCCCAAGACCAGAATTTCAAAACGTACAATCTTATACTAAGTATACAGATGTTACAGATCAAGATTTAAATTTCTCTAATGAAACTTTAACAATCAATCAAACACCTATCGTAACTTTCGTTTATGATGATGTTGATAATCTTGATAATGGATACGACGTTGTTGCTTCTGCTGCTCCTAAAGCTGCATATAGAATCAAACAAGATATTGAAGGTAACTTCTTTAACGAATATTCTAACGCTAATAGCGCTTCTGCTGCTCCAATCACTTTAACTACTGGTGCTTCTGGTAATACTGTAGAAACTTACGGTAATGCTTATGCACAATTAGTAAATGATGGTGTTGATAGTTCAAATGTGGTTGCTGTAATTGATCCTTTTCAATTATCTACAATTGGTGTAGCTTCTTTAGGTAATACTTTCAAAGTTGCTGATGCTTCATTCAAAAAATGATTCAGAGGTGATTTTCAAAATATGGCTGTTATTGTTTCTACAAACTTAACTGCTGATTACACTTTAGACTTAGCTACTAATCCAACTGCTACTAATACTGTTACTTTTGGTGGTGTTGTATTTACATTTGTTGCTTCTCCTACTCTTGCTGGTGATGTTGATATTGGTTCTGATGCTAATGAATCTGCAACTAACTTAGTTGCTGCAATCAATGGTACAACTCCAGGAACTAAATATGTAGAACTATCTACTACTGATAGAGCTAAAATGGAAGGAATTACTGCAACTGATGGAACTGATTTAATTACTATTGAATCTAAAAGAGGTTATAACAACGCTTCTACTTCTATGCCTGCTGCTGATAATGATTTTCAAGCTGTTAATATTCATAATATGATTATGGAAAGAGGAGCTATTAACTTAGTAATGAAAAAAGAAGTATCTCTTAAAGTACAAGATGTTCAAAAACAACTTGGAACAAGATATATGACTTGGGCTAGATATGGTCTTAAAACTTTCGCTGAATGAGCTGAAAGAATGTATGACTTACAAATTGTTTCACAAGCTGCAGAAGCTTAGGTAACAAACACAGAGCTTATTATCTATATGATAATAGGTTTCTGTTTGTTATTTATTAATTTTAGAAGTATGTATAATGTATTAAATAAGGCTTGAGAAAAAATTAGAGTGGAAACAATAGATGTTACTAAACATAGAAATGTTTCTGGAGTAGAATTTACAAAAGAAGATGGATTTCATAAAATAGTAAAAACAGTTTCTAAAAAAGTAGAAGAAAAAAAAGTAGAACCAAAAAAAGCAAAACCTTTAGCTTCTAAGAAAAAATAATATGGACGTTTCAGATATCCTATCTTTATCAAGAGATCAAACACATGTAAATGATACACAATACCCTGATGCACAAGTTCTTAAATATTTAAATATAGTTAAGAATAATTTTTGGAGTTATATAGTAACTGCATTAAATGAAGACTATGATTGGGATATATTTTTAACTGACACAGTTGCTAATCAAAGCGAATATGTAATGCCATTAATGGCTAGTGATACAGCTTGAGCTAAAAAACTAAAATGACTATCAATCAATTACGATGGAGAAACATATGATGATTGAAGTATTAAATATATAAAAGCTAAAGAGACTAAATTATCTTCTTTAACGAGAGAATGGAATTATTATGTCAATAATCAAGACCAAGCTTTCCCTATATATTATATAGCAGATAATAGTGTATTTATTGCTCCAGCACCTACTTCAGCTATAACAAGTGCTTTACAATTAAAAGGTATCAAAAAAATTCCTGATTATACTGTAGATACAGTAGAAGCTAACATGGTTATACCAATAGATCACCATGATATACTTATACAAGGTGTTTTACCATATATACTTAAATCTCAAGGTAAGAATAGTGAATCTATAGCTGAGAAACAAGAATATATAAGACAAAGAGATCAATCTACTATAGAATTAGCAGATAGAAATCTATCTCCTTTATTATTAGATTACCCTTTTATTAGAGAATCTAACTCAGATCAAGACACTTTATTGATTAATTTAAATTAGGATGCCATCACGTACATATAATAAATTCTATCCATGAATAAAACAGGATAATTTCATAACAGGATGAGCTAGTTTTATTGAATGAATGAATGTAACATGACTAAAAATAGGTTATGGTGCAATTTTATGACCTAAAAGTAATAAGCTATTTACTACTGGAACAAGTAAAATGTATTGATTAGATGTATTTTCAAGAACAGACGGTAGTTTATCACAAACATACTTTTGATGAGAAAATGGAGAAATATATAGAGGTACAGCAACTGACGACACACCAACTCATACATTAGCTAGTGGTAATATTATAGTTGGTATTACGTTATTTAGAGGTTGGTATTTTTTCTTTACAAAAACAAGTTTAACAACTACTGGTATTTGAGTATCAAGAATAAGTCAAGCAAATGCAGATTCTGATACATGGGGGACAATGGATGAATCTTTTGTTGTACAGTGAACATGGTCTCATATATCAACTCCTCCAACATATAGATTTTGAGATATACTCATTATATGAGATAATGGAACAATTAGAACAATAGATAGTGCATGAGCTGTAGGTACATCATATTCATTCCCTGTATCATATGTCATGGGAATATCTAAACATTGAACTACTATAAAATTATATGAAGATACTTGAACAATGTATTTCTGGGATGGTGTAACAAATGGTTTTACATCTAGTCAAGATACAAAAATAAGAGTAGCTTCATCATGACAACAAGCTAATAATGATTTTGTATCAAATGAACAATGAGATTTATATATCTCTAGTTGATATAGTTCTCAATTACTTAGTAAAGCTACAAAAAGTAATAGACTTAATGATAACTCTACTTATGAGGATAAAATGAAATTCTGACCTAATAGAAATAAAGATATATCTATTGTAACGGCAGAGGATGACATGTATTTCATTGCTGAAGATACACAAGTATGAATATATCAATATTGAAGTATAGTCCCATGAGTTCCAAAAGGATTTCATAAGGTAGTATCAAGAAGTAACGGAAATCTACCGTTTGAAGATATAACTTGTATGGATTATTACTCAAGAGAAAATCAATTCTTATTATATGCCTTTAAGACACAATCTGGGGTATATTGAGTAGATAAAATAGATTTGAATAGTTTAGAAACAGCAGAAGATTGATATCTTATAAGTGATATATTTGCTTGAGGATCAATACTTGAGAAACATATAATAATGTTGAAAATAGCTAGAAGTTATGCAAGTTGAGATGACTATATTAAGTTATATAAGAGAGTAGATAATGCAGCTAGCTGGACAGAGATTACATTACAAACACTTACTGATGATATAATAGCTAGAGATAATATCTCTTCTGAGACAGATGAATGGATAGATATACAATTTAAGATAGAGTTTCATAATGAAGCACAAGATTCTAATCCACCTATTTTACATGAGTTATCTCATGATTATGATATAATTAAAACATAATGGCTAAAAAAGAAAGAGAAGAAGAGGAAGAAGAAATAATAGAGTTTGAATCTGATACATTAAAAGATTTTAAAGAACCAATATTCGAACCTGTACTTATACCAGGGATTAATGCCCAACAAATTAATCAAGATATTAGTATTGAAACATAATTTGCTAAAAATAAAGAATCTGTTATATTAAATATATACTTAACAAAATATCTATGGCTAATAGAGAAGAAATTAAAAAAGAGAATGTAGTAACAGAAGAGGTTGCTACATGACCATCTCCTGTCACTACTGATTTAGAATGAAGAGCATCAACTTGATTTACTCCTTTACAAGGGGATTTAGTAGTTCCTGAAGAACCAATTCAAGAACCTATTAAAGCTGAAGAAGAAATAACTCCTCCAGTATTAGCTGAAGAAGTTAAGGAAGAAGTAACTCCTACTCCTATAACTCCACCTCCAGTAGTTACTGAAGAAATTAAAGAAGAAGTAGCAGTTGCTCCTGAAGTTATAGAACCAGTTAAAACAGAAGATGAAATAAGAAAAGAAGTTGAAGATAGTTTAGCAGAGAAATCTACTGAACAACTTTTTGCTGAACAAAATTCTATAGGATTTATTAAAAAAGATGATTGAACTATATGATTCAAACCAACTAATCTTGATGAAGCAATTGAATTATTTAATCAGTTTTGACCATCAACTAAAATAACAAAATGATCTTTAGAATCTGTTGTATGATCTGCAGTATTCCAAAAATACTCTAAATATAAAGGAGGAACTATGGATACTTTCTTAGATGGTATGAAAGCTAATGAAATATCTACAGGTGGTGCAACATGGGAAAGATTAGTTAAAATGAACTGAGGGCAACCTACTGAAGCTATGTTAGAAGCTTCTACTGAGTTTGATAAAGTACTTAAAACAAATGGTATAAATGATAGTTCTGCGGAATTATATAAATCATTCTGAGGTGAAGCTGATACAGGTACAGAAATAACTAAAACAGAACAAGACTTATCATCTGTTGAAAAATTAGATCAAGACTTTTTAAAAACAAAAGTAAATCTATTCGAAAATATAGAATCTATGTATAGAAAGTTCCAAAAAGGAACTGAAGCAACTAATGATTTAAGAAAAACAGTTCAAGATACAGCAGGTAATATTGATAAATTAAAAGTCGAAAAAAGAAAAATATTAAAAAATATTAAAAAAAGATTTCCAAATCTTCCTTTATCAGCACAACTTACTATAGCAAGACAAGAAACGGAATCTATAGATGATGAATTATTTGTACTACAAAGAGATTATTCAAATCAATTTGCTGATTATCAATATCAAGACACAAAAGATAAATCTGAATTTGATTTTAATATTAAAATGTTAGAACAAAAAAATACTCTAGTTGAAACTCTATACTGAGTAAAAAGAGAAGATATTATTAGAAGAGAAGATACAGAAAGACAAGATAAGTTATTAATAGATAAAATAGCTAGAGCTGAACAAGCTAAAAGAGAAGCAATTACAGCTTGAGATGCTACTTTAGCTAAAAAACATGCTTATTCTTTAGAGTTATTAAAACAAAAAAGTGAATTAAATAAATCAGCTAAAGATAATATTGTTAATCTAGGAGGTGAAAGTTTCTTAGAATTCAATAATGAAACATGATCATGGGATCTAAAGAGTTGAGCTGCTGCAGTAATTCCATGAGTAAAACAAGTTACTGCTTGAACTACTCAAAATAGACCAGATAGAAATAATAATCCAGGAAATCTAAAAGCATGAGATGTATGATTTGGTGTAGATGATGAAGGACATACTATATTCTGATCTCCTGAAGCATGATTAGAAGGACTTATAAAAGATTTAACTGCAAAACAAACTTGAAATACTAGAACAGGGTTAAATTGAGAATCAACATTATGACAATTAGGTAAAGTATATGCAGAAGATCCTAAATGGGCACAATGAGTATCAAGATTATCAGGTATATCATTAGATACAAAACTTAAAGATATTAATATGACTGAATTAGCTCCACATATAGCTAAACAAGAATGATTTACATGAGTTATATCTTGAGAAGAACAAATTGATTGAGTTACTCCTAAAGTAAAACTATCAGCTAATGCACAATCTGTATGGGATTGAAATATACCATTATGAGAATTTACATCTACTCAAAAGGCTGAATTAAATGAAGAATTAAAAAACGCTTGATTTTATGATAGAACTGATATAGGTAATTTTAAATTTCAAAATTTAAAAACTAAAGATAGACAAGAATTAACAGATTTTACTAATGTTATTGAGAGAATAAACTCATTAAAAGAATTAAAGAAAACTGTAGATACATGACCTATTGCAGCTAGAACATCTAGAGCGCAAGCAACTGCATGATTCTGACAAGATGATTTCATAAGACTTGACCAAATTGCAGGTAAAAATCTAGCTGAATTTATTAAATCTATATCTGGTGCTGCTGTAACAGAACAAGAAGCTGCTAGACTATCTAGACTTGTTCCAACTGCAACAATGCAAGATAAAGAGTTTGATATTGCACTTGAAGAATTTGAGAAAGAATATACTTCAATATTAGATTCTAAAACTAAAGAATTCTGATTTACAGATTTCGATACATTGAAACAAGGATTATGAATTGGATGAGCTCCTGTAGTTACTCCAACTCCTACAGTTACTACTCCTCCCATTAAAACAGATAGTTCTTGAAGGACTTGATGGAAAAATAGATCTAGTAAGATAGTTAATCCTTTTACTAATGTTAACCCTTTTTAAAGAATGACAAATTTTATACAAAGCCTAGTAAGTTTCTGATCAGACCCATTTAGGCAAGAAGATGAAACTAAAACAATTAAAACTCTTGAAAATACAGGAGTTGATGTAGAAGCTATAAATAACCAAGTAGACGCTGATATAGATCAAGTGTCTGCTAGTTCTATATCTATAGATGAATTCTATAATAAATTAGATACATTAAAAGCATCTCCAGAAGCGCAATGATTAACAGATGATCAAATATATGATTTCTGATTAGACTTAGCTAAATCTAAATGAATATCTGTGCAAGGTATAAATATAGATGAAGAATTATGAGCTGTAGAAGTAAGAGAAGAAACTGTTGAAGTTGTTGAAACTCCAAAAATAGAGGAAGAAGGATTTCTTGAACAAATAGTAGAAACTCCTTGAAAATTAACTTGAGCAGCAATATCTCAACTACCTGAAATAGCAAGTAATCTTGGAGGATTCTTTATAGGAAAACCAGTTGATGCTTTACTAGAAAAAGCTTGAATTGATTTCCCTTCACTAGAAGAACAATTTAAAAAAGATTGAATAGATACAAAAGAACAATTTCAAGAAGTATTATGAGTAGATCCAGAAGACTTTACCACTACTATTTGAGAATTTTGAACTGAAGTAGGTTTCTTATTCGTGCCTGGTTGACAAGCTAAATTAGCTGCTAAATTCCCACAGGCTGCTGATAAAATAAGAAAACTTTCAACAGCTATTGATAAATTATGACAAAAAGCTCCTAAGGTATTCAATACATTAAAAACAGGACTTACATCATGAACTCAATTTGCTAAATTTGGAATAGTTTCAGAATGAGAAACATCACCAGAAGAATTCGCTGTTTGAGCTGTAGCATGACCATTAATTGGCTCTACAATAAAATGAATATGAAAAATTAGTAAGGGTATAGCTGAAAAACTAGAACTTGCTTGACTACTAAATCCAGCTAAACTTGATAAAGTAGCTAAACAGTTAAAATCAGATTGAATAGAAGAAGTAAGTAGTGTTGCTGATTTCTTATTAAAGAAAAAGATTAAAGGTAGTAAAGAAGCTATAGTTAAAGACTTATTTGCAGATGCTACTAAGAGTAGAAAAGCTGTAGATTCGGCACTTAATAAGATTAAGAAAGAATCATTTGATGAAGGTTCTGAGAAAGCATTGAAAATTATAAATGAAAACTTAACTGGTAAAATAGGTCTTGAAGATGATTTATTAAGATTCACTAAATTATCAGAAAAATTACAAACTAAATGACTAAATACCGCTGAAAAAAATGAAGTTAAAAGAGGTATGGACGCATTCATAAATATCTTTAAAGATTCATGAGAAGTTATTGCAGGTACTAATAAATTATGAGCAAGTAAAGTAAGAGCATCCGTACAAAAGAGAATAGAAGATGAAGCTAAGAAAGCTGGAATAAAAAATATTAAAGCATTAAATAAAAACACTCAAGTATCATTTACTTTAGCTGAATCTATTGCTAGAAAAGATTCTGCGGATCAAGCTAGTGCATTAATAAATGCATTTGCTCCAAGTTGAGCTTGAGCAATAATAGGTTGAGTATGAACTCAATGAGATGTATTTGATAGATTACAGTGAGCTATTTGATGAGCTTTATTATGAAGAGTAGCATGAAGCACTGTAGTTAAAACAAATATTGCTAATCTAGTTAATAAATTATCTGGGTTAGAAAAGTTTGCATTTGAAGACTTTATTAGAACTAAATGAGTAAAAGAACTTAGTCCTGATATTATGAATAAATTAGTTAAATAACAAATGATTATGGAAGATTTAATAACTGCAATAATAATATTCGTTATATGTTTATTTATCCCTAATACTTAGATTATGCCTAGAAATAAACCAACTACATCATGGAATACTCGAATAAAACCAACAACAGGATGGGAAACTCCTAGGTTTGTATCGGCTAATGCGCTATCCAATATGCTCAATATATTATTATGTGATATATCATGAGAGCAGCTAGGGGATTCTGATCCTGATAGTACACAAACAAATGTAATTACAACAGATTGGACTTAAAATTTAATTAAAATATTATGGTAATAAGAGTAACTAAAGATTTACTAGACAAGAGTATATTAGTAGATGATGATAAGTTTCCTATTTCAGATAGTGAGGACTTATTTGATCCATTAGATCCACAGTCTTGAGAATTAAAAAGAGTAAGTTGGGGAAGTTTAAAAGACTTATTCATTAATAAAACTGTAACTTTTGTTGTTACAACTGCTTTTCTATCGTGAGAAATCATTGATATTACAGATTGAACTTGAGCTACTGCTTGAATAACAACAAGAACTATTTGAGATACTTGAGATGTTACATCTCTTTGAGCATCGGCAGCTATATTTAATGCTAATGCTTCTTTTAGAGTAACTGATAATAAAACAGTTGCTTTAAAAAATAGTGATATAGTATGGGATTCAGCTACAACTTTTCATTTTATTAGACCACTTGAGATATGAGAATGGTTTATTATAGAAGATGGTACAAGTTCTGGATGAGGTACAATATGAGATACAACAATTGATTGAGATTTAGTTGTTACATGAAGTATAACAAAAACAGGTAGTAGTGTATGAAGAGCTATTACTTATGTTGATGATTCAGGATGATCTAGTACAATTAATCTTCCTACAGCTGTAGGGTTGTTAAATGAGTCTTATTCTTATATAAGAACAGATATAAGTTTAAATACAACAACACTAGACCCAGATGGAACTGAGACTATTAATAGTAATCCTAGTCTTACAATATGAAAAGGGGAAAGTGTTACTTTAATTAGCGACAACGCAAATTGGTTTATTATATAATTATAGAAACATGTCAAATTTACCTTGATTAAATACTGTCCAAATACGTACAATGGCAGATTTCCCTGCTGCTGTAGCTTGAGTTATTACTCTACTAGCTAACACAATTTATCTTATTACTGAGGATATAAGCACGACTGATCGCTTTGTTATGTCTAATTGAACTCTTCTTACAGGGAATAATATCTTATGACCACAATTAGAATATACATGAACTTGAGATATGTTTACGTCAACTAATGTAAGTTATTCAGTAGTAGATATAAGGTTAAATTGTCCAAACTGAAGAATAATTAATTTTACAAATGATTGAACAGATATAATTATTATGGACGGAGTAAGGGTCGCTAATTGTGATGAGATAGGTTTATTTGATAATCCTTTAACATTACAGATAACAAATTGTGCCTTTAGTAGTGTTATTACAAGCTGAATTACTGTAACTTGAGCGAATATACTTATACAAAATCTTGATAGAATATTTATATCATCAGCTACTGACTGATTTAAAATGTTAGATATAGGAAGCTCTGTATCAACTAATATAGAATACTCAAACTTATTCTTTTTATCAACAGCAGCATGAACTGCTGCCATATGAATATCTTGAGTTGCATCAAGTGCGAATCTTCCAGCATGAGCAGTGGCTACTGTTAGAGATTCATCTTTTGTATGAAATATTACTCCATT